TGTAACAGCAATGGAAGTGGCAAGTGAACTGGTGCCATTATTAAAATTAAGATTGGCCAATTTATAAGGGAGTTGAGTAGATGGATATATTTTTAAGTATCAATAATCGTGAACAGGTTATTCAGCTCCCTATTGTACCGTCTGAGTTTAAAATACCAAGCCCTATGAATAATGAAGTTTTCACAACGATTAACCAGGGAGATATAAAGCTGATCGGTCAAAGAGGCTTGAAGTCGTTGACAATAGATTCTTTTTTCCCTGCAAAGGAATATCCGTTTTCTAGAGATAAAACATATAAAGGTTGGGAGTATTATGAAATAATCCAATCATGGATTGATAGACGAGTCCCCATTCGATTAATCATAACTAATACACCCATTAATATGCCAGTCGTCATAGACAACTTTGAAGCAGGTGTACAAGATGGTTCGGGTGACGTTTATTACTCACTCGCTTTATCTGAGTTTAAGTTTATTAATCTCGATACGAAGAAGGTGAAATAATGGCTCATGAATTATGGTTGATTAAGGGTGACACCAAGACGAATATAACACCAATGCTTGGCACTCTTACGTGGCGTAGTAACATGGAGGAATTAGGGGATGAAATTAATTTCAGTATCGCTTTTAACGATACAAACTATTTTCCTATTAATCCTTGTGATATTGGCAATATGGTTGTTTTACTTAATAACGGCAAAGAGATCACACGCGCTTTTATCGTAGACGAAGTAAAGAGTGGGACTGCTCCAATTGCTTACATTGGATTCGATTATGCTTTTTATTTAAATAAATCCACAGCTGTATATCAATTTAAAAAGCTATCTGCAGACGCATGTATTAAGAAGTTATTGAATGATTTTAAGGTGCCTATCGGTAATATCGTATCTATTCCTAAACCAATAACACAAATTTTCAACGGTAAAAAAGTGAGCGAAATTATCAAAGAAATCATCGAAATGGCTGAACAATCGTTAGGTGTGAAATATTTAATGGAAATGCGCCAGGGCAAACTATATATCGAAAAGCAAAGTGATGTAGTGGTATCAGGTACGTTTCAATTGTTTGAAGGTGGTACAAAGTACGACATTCATTCAGCCATTATGAATCCATCTAAAAGACGTAGCATTGTGGACATGGCTAACACAATTCAGGTTGTAGGTAACGATGATAAAGTTGTTTTAACAAAATCAGATGAGAAAATGGTCGAGAAATATGGCCGAATTACTAAAGTAGTCAATCTAGATCAGAATGAGAAGAAAAGTGCTAAACAGATTGCTGAAAATGAATTAAAGCAGTTTTCAAAAGTTATCGAGGAAAATGATGTTGAATTAATGGGCGATGATAATTTTAGAGCTGGCAGACTGTTTAAATTAGAGGAGCCGGTCACAGGCATTAAGGGTACTTTCTTAATCAAAGATGTGCTGCATACAATCAGCAAAGGGATCCACACAATGAAACCGAGTTTAGAGGTGAAGTAAATGGATTCATTAACTGAACTGGCCATTATGATTAAAGGTGGCAAGGAACCACAAAAACCAACAACAAAATCTATGACGACAGGAAAAGTTATTTCACCTCCTCCAAATGCAAATATACAGCTAAACGAAACGATCACTTTAGATAACGAGCAATTAATATTTACTGAAATGGTTGTTTCCAAAGGCTTAAATAACGGTGATGAAGTAATTTTAATTCCGACAGCTGATGAACAACAGTATTTTGTAATTGATAAGGCGGTGAAGTTTGGTGTTACCTAAAATAGCCGAATTAGAGTTTGAAACCAAAGATATTGACACGGACTTGCCGCCACTAGGTAAGTCTTTTTTATATGATTTCGATAAAGGGGACTTTGTAATTCGTAATGGAAAGATGGTTGAAATTCACGGCCTTGAAACATTGAAGCAATGGATCATAAAAGTTTTAAAGACTGAGCGCTTTCGTTTCAGGATTTACAAAGATATTCCATACGGTGCCACGCTGGATGATTTAATAGGATCTAGCTTGCCGCGTGCATTTATCGAGGCAGAAATCAAACGAGAAGTTACTACAGCATTATTGGAACATACGCACATTCAAGATGTCCAGGAGTGGCAATTTGTCCGTGATGGTAAATGGATGCGGATAAGATTTAGAGTCATCACAGTGGATGGGGCATTTGACATTGATGAGCCTTTAAAGAGGGGGTGACAGGGTGATAGAAGATGAAAAAGCCATACATGATCGCATGATGGCTAGTATCAGTGACGAGTATGACAAGGCAAAAGGAGAGTTCATTTATGACGCAGCGAAACCTGCAGCTGTTGAGTTTGCAAATCAGCAAAAGAAGATTGCAGAAGTACAAGATAAATTAGACGTTGAAAAATTAACAGGTGATGAATTAACAAGAACCGTGTATCAGCGGACTGGCCAAAGCCGAAAGCTAGCCACGCCAGCAACAACCACTGTCATTGCATCGGGTGCAGCTGGAACAATTGTTAGAACTGGTGAGTTGGTAGGTACTGAAACAATTTTATTTACTGTAATCGAAGAAGCAACACTAAATGAAAGTGGATTAGGTCATGTTCGAATACAGTGTAATGAGTTTGGTCAAATAGGAAATGTGCCAGCCAATACAATTATAAATATCCCTGTATCGATCCCTGGAATAATCAATGTGTACAATCCTGAACCTGTTGTGGATGGCTATGATGAGGAAACGGATAATGATTTACGCCAACGTTATTATGATAAGTTACAGCGTCCAGGTAAAGCAGGCAACAAATATCATTACCGTGAATGGGCGCTTGAAGTCACAGGCGTAGGGGATGCAAAAGTATTCCCTCGCTACAATGGCCCATTAACAATGAAGGTTGTTGTAATCGATGCGAATAAGCTACCTGCACCGATTGAGTTAGTAGAAGATGTGAGGAAGCACATTGAGGTAGAAATGCCATTTGGTGTTGAGGATTTGAATGTTATGCCTGCAGATGCATTGGTTCTCAATTTATCTGTAGCCATTACATTAATGCCTGGTTACACGGAGGAAGTTGTAAAAGCAAATATTAAAAAGAATGCTACTAAATACATGAAAGAAATAGCCTTTAAAGCATCATTTGTAAGTTATGCAAAGATTGGGGCGCTCATTATAGACAGTGACGGAGTTATGGATTATCAGGATCTACTTATTAATGGTTCAACAGCAAATGTTGTTATTCCTGATGATGCCGTGGCAATTATGGGAGGTGTTAATGAATGAATCACATGACTGTTTATTTAAAGAATAAGGTTCTAACAGAAAATTTAAAAACGGCATCGGTATTTGTTGCTTTATTTAACGGTGACATAGAAGTAAATGCCGCAAGCTATTCACGACAACCAGGAATATTTGCAACACCAACAGATGGCCAAACCTCTAATAATGCGGATATTTTATTTCCTATAGCTGCAGAGTCGTGGGGAGATATTTCACACATAGGCATTTATGATGCAAAAACAGGTGGCAATTTGTTGTTTAAATCGCAAGCAGAATTTACAAAAAATATTGATGTGTCCAGTCAATACAAGATACCTAAAAACTATCTAATTGTACGATTGAAGTAGGTGAGGACATGCACGCATTACCACAATCAGAATGGGGTCAGTTGTCCGTTTTTACATGGGGCGAATTAACACCGCACCAATGGGAATGTTTTAGGTTAGCGTTGATGATAACCGAAACAGAATTGCAGACACAAGGGGTTTCCATTGCTTCATCTAGTACAACAAATGAAGTTATAACCGAGCTGCAGACGCAAGGTGTCAAAGTTGTACAATCTCCTATTATCATGCAAACGCAAACTGAAATGATTACAAGTATCGTTGTTTCTACAAAAGACTATTTAACGGATATGGTTAAACATTTACCACTATATGAGCGCAAATCAACTGTTTTCAGGGCTGTTTTAAGCTCAGAGGATAAAGAGTTCCGCAACACAGAACAACAGCTAGAAATAGTGGACAGAAACCTTTTTGTGGACACAGCTATTGAAGCCTTGCCGATTTATGAACGTGATCTTGGTATTAAACCAAATAGCGCACTACGGTATGACCAACGCAGGGAGCAAATTAATTCACGAAATCGAGCTAGTTTTGACCAAACGACAGAAGAAACAATTAAGTTGGTTGCAGCTGCTTACAGTAATGGAGATGTTGAGGTAAATTCAACAGAAACGCCAGGTGTATATGAGATTAAATTTATTGGAATAAAAGGCATCCCAAATAATATGAATGGTCTTATGCAAGCAATTGAAATTATTGTACCAGCACATCTACAGTTTGATTATGTTTACACATTTAACGTTTGGGATTTTGTTAAAAACAAAACCTGGGGAAGTGTAAGCAATTTAACTTGGGATGAATTAAGAGTATGGAATGAGGTGAGCTGATGGAATTCACACAAAAATTGAACCTAAAGAAGCCAGGTTTTACAGACAGTATTTTAATAACAGATATTAATGAAAACATGGATGTTATAGATGCTGCAGTCAGTGAATTACAAGAAGGTGCAACATCGATTCCTGACTTGGAAACAGCGGATAAAACATTGGCTGGGGCTATTAATGAAGTGGCTAAAGAGGTTACTACAAACAAGCAGGCTATTACAGATCATGTGGCTGATGATAAAAGACATCTTAATGATGGTGAACGCGAAAAGTGGAACAACGAATTTAGCACATTCAAAAGTGAAAAAGACGATAACTCTACTTTTAAGAAAGTCGAAAAGAAACGCAACGATGGTTCATTGTTTGCAACGTCAGTTTTTAGTAATCCTAACGCTGATGGTAACTATTTAATCCGTACCTATACTGAATATGCCAATGATGGTACTACAGCAATAAAAACGATTGTGTATGACCTTTTATACGATGTCGATGGCGATTGGGTAAGTGAGGTGAAAAGATTATGATTGGTATTGAAGAGCACGGGGGACCTTTCGGAGGTAAAAACGGCATATCTAAAATCATTAAAGTTTATTGCTCGTTGACACAGCCTTTAACACCACGCCAAAACGATGTATGGTTAAAGACTGATGCAGACACTAACGTATTGATAAAGAACACCTTCCCAAGTGCCACTAAGGTGGGAGATGTCGTTACATTAAAAGTTGATTCTAAATTTATGAATAAAGGATCTATAGCTAAAGGAAACTTAACAGTAGATGTAGATGAATTAGACGGTATTACTGAAATAAATAAACCTTTGATTTTGGATACTGATTACTTTGCATTTTATTCAACATTAAGTCATGTTATAAAAAAAATAAGTGATGTAGAATGGGAAGCGATTGAAGGTTATTGGTTTAATAATGGGGCTTGGGTACAATTTAGTTCTACAAAAAACAAGATAATAGTCACTAACAATGTTGGCCCAAATATCGGCAGTGAAATAGCTCTGCAAGATTCATTAAACAATGTTCCTATTAAAACGTACAAATCAAATACCAGTGATGGTTCTGTTTATGTGGATCAGTACGACCAAAAAATATATAGAATTATTAATGGGACAAAAAAAGTTACAGTATTAGATTATGAATTAAACGTAGTAGGGACGTGGACTGTTCCAACTATATTAGACTTTAGTGCTGTCAATGTTCAAACTATCGTAGGTGCACACTTTGCATCAAAAACTCTATTTATGGTAGCAAATCAAATTCTTTATAAATACGATTGTGCTGCAGGAAGAATAGTTGCGCAAATGACCATTGGAAACTTTAGAATACTAGGTTGGCACCATGACAAAAATAACAAACGAATTTTCTTATCTGATCCGGGAAATGGTAGTGCAGGGTCATTTGGTTATTTGGATGAAGATGTAACGTCATTCACACGTTTGATAAATAGTGTATGGATAAAAGGATTTGTTAAACATCCCGTAGATAGTTCTATTTACTACCTATTTACGCAAGAAGGAACTGCATTGAATATTACGCATAAATTGCACACATACACCTTCCCTGAAATGACACTTCAAAGCATTAAAATTATTACGGGTATTGGTAACACAGGAGATATAGTATCACCTGTGGCTTATGTGGGAGATGCTGTGGCATTTAGAACGCCAGCAGGCACAACCCAATATCAAAAGAGACGAGCTTCAGATTTAGAGCCTATATGGACTGTTGGTATCCCAGGTGGCTATACTAATGTAACATTCTCACACCTTGAATCTATATTTTGTTACTCAGATTCTGTAGAAACAGGCGCAGCTTCTCATGGTAAAATGCAGATCATATCTACCAATGGTATATTAACTGCACAGTCTAATAACTTAAACCTGGAGTACAATAAACGAACTGAGCAAGCCATGAGATTAAATTAACTGGAGGTAACGCATGAAAAAAATACTGTTATTAATAACAAATAAAAATGGGACTGTGGCACAGGTGTATGGCGAACATTACATGCCCGAAACGCTAGAGCAGGAAATCATTGACCAAAATGTGTTAGTAGATACTGTGCTAAAGTTTGAACAACAAGTAGGTAAAAACGCAATACACTACGTTGACTTAAACACGCTAAAACAGTGGGTGGAATATGAAGATAGACCACTAACGCAAGAAGAACAACAAATTACAGTATTAGCAGATGCCTTAACAGAAGCGACTTTGTTTATGGCAAAACAAGAAGAACAGCTTAATCTGCAAAATGACGCAATTTCCGAATTAACCATGTTGGTTGCATCATTACAAACTACTTAAGTGGGAGGAGAAAAATTATGTTTAATCAAAAATCAGCATTAGTGAAATTATGGGTACAAAACGTTGAAAGTGAAAAGTACAGCCGTGAACAAGTACCGAAATTAAGTAATTTACAAGAAGTTGTATATGTAGAATTAGACAAGGAAAACGCAGCATAAGCTAGCGTTATTTTTTATGCCTTCCACAGATTGTGGAGGGCTTTTATTATGCAGAAAAGGAAGGTGTCTTATGGACATTGCACAATTAATTCAATATCCGTTTTTATCATTAGTACCAGCAACGATTTTATATATGCTACTTACTTATTTCGCATTTAAAGTATTGGATTTTGCAACAGGCTTATTGAAAACATGGAAGAAGGTATCACCTTATCAATCACGGATTATGCGAGATGGTATCATTCGATGGATTGGGGAACTGGTTGCTATTACTTTTGTTATCCTACTTGATTTAATTTTTGGCTTAGATTTCTATTTAACAGGCTTCACATTAGCCTTATTTTTATACAAAGAAGGTGGTTCAATCGCTGAAAACCTTCAAACATTAGGTGTAGATATGCCTGGAATTGTTGGAGAAACAATCGAAAAACTTAACAAAGAAGGTGGGCACAAATGACTTATGCTATCGAAAAACGATTGATGTCAGGATTGCCAAATCAGTCTTTGAAAGCTGTTAAATATGTTATTGCCCATGAATCAGGTAATCCAAATAATTGTGGCCCACACGCTTTAGAAAATGAAATAGCGTTTATGAATCGTAATAAAGCAAATGCATTTACGTCTCACTGGGTAGGGTGTGGCGGTAAAATTGTACAAGTTGCTCCAGTTAATCGCGTGCAATATGGCTGTGGCCCTAACGGTAATCCGCTTAGCTATGCACAAGTAGAATTAGCTCGCACAAATGATAGGGTGCAATTTAAAAAGGATTATGCAGCTTATATTTGGTTGTTACGCAAGCTAGCTAAAGAGGCTGGCATTCCTATTTCATTAGATGGTAGTGGAAACGGTATTAAATCACACCGTTGGATTACGGACAATTTAAAAGGTACAACACATAGAGATCCATTTTCGTATCTGCAGAGTATGGGGATTTCAGAGGAACAATTCAAGTTAGACATTAAAAATGGCTTAGATAAACCAAATGAAAAGGATGATGATAAAATGCAATTCACAAACGAAACAACTAAAGCAGCAGTACGTGACTTTATAAAACAGGCAGTAGACAAAAAGCTGATTGAAAAGTCATGGCTAGATAAATTCGATAAAGGCACTATGACAAATGGTGATTATGAAGGTTTGAAACTTATCATTGCCCAGCGTAGTGCTTAATAGCAAAAGCCTGTTACCTTAATTGGTAATGGGCTTTTTTTATTTTCTCTTGCTAAATTACAAACAGTTGTTCTAAAATGATACAAACGAATGTTCTTGTATTGGAGTGGAATTGTATGTTGAATATTGAACAGCGGCAACTATTTCATAAGTTTGTTATTTTAGATATGGCAGTTCAATCATTACAGCGTGATTTCAAAGTGATAGAAAACCTTAAAATGAGTAAGGTCTACTTGCCAATCCTCGAAAAGCTTCTAAAGGACATAACACAAGATTATTACAACTCTAAAAGGCTATTAGCCAAAGATAAAATTAGGGTAGTAAAATGGGAAAAGATAGACGAATACTTTAGTGATGTACATGTAGCGACAGCAGGGAATGACGTAGTTTTACGATATGCTAATATGGCAATCAAAACGCAGGTAGAAAATTTATTATTAAGTCACCAAAACAAAGACCAGGCGCTCAATTGAAAGTGAGTACCTGGTCATTTTTATTCGTTATATAATAATGTGCAAACTTTATTGTAGAAAGTGTTAAAGTATTGTTTGTTATATACGTATTCGCCATGATTGGATTCGCGATTATCATCAAGTGAACCAAAGCCAGTGCTCGATTTTAGAAAAGCTAAATTCTCCAATTTTTGTATTCTATATTCGCTATATTCTTCAAGTCCTCTTATCTTTTTTACGGATAACAATGTATTATTATTCTTATTAATCCACAAAGAATCTTTATTTGAGTATATCGCCAATAGTAGTGATATTTCAGGATCAAACATTTGTTTCAATTGATCAAAAACAACTTGATATGTGTAAAGGTCAAATGTTCCGTTCTTCTTTTCGTACAACATATTTGTAATTAAATTGGCTATACACTCTTGTTTTTCTATTGTATAGGTGGATTGCATTTCTACCAGGACAGATAACATTAAATTATGTTCTGATGATTCTAGTACAGGAAGATCTCCGTTAAAAATAGTATGATTAATTTTTGTTTCCAAG